TTCTTTACAAAGCAGTGCTCCTCCGGGTCCACCAGCAACCCCATGGGACTCCTATGAGCCTCGCACACCACAAAGTGGTATCTACAATTGTTTTTGTTTAGCCTTGAGCGGCCAACTCCACCGTGGTTCGGTCAATACCACAATGAATTGTCACATTTACGTACGTCTACACACTATACAAAATACATCACCATCGCTCAAACATTAAGCAGGAATAAGACACAACCCTACATCAAAAGTATAACTCAGCGTACTGTTGTTACAACACACAATTTTGAACCCGCGTTCATCATTAGTGTAGCCTAGAGTCGTGGCATCAGGGTCAGACACATTCATAACAACAAAGAACGTTGAATCTGTTCCCGTGTCAGCGTAATTGACCGTATCCTGCCCCTGAAAATGATGGACATTGAATCCACCTACATCCTCCACGACCACACCATTATTCGCCGTCGCATCAGGTCCTACAGAATACCGTAGTGCCCAAGATGACGACGTATCCTCAACAACGCGCACCTTCATAATAACGTGGAACTGTCCCGTCGGTATCAAAATACCAACGTCCGCCGCTTCTCCTGTGTAAGCCCCAGTCCGATCGACCGAGATATCGCGAGCTGCGGCGAGTAAACTAAAAGTCATATCACCACACGTTCCGCCCGCAACTACAAGAGAAGCCTTAGACTTCAAATAAGTCCTATTTTGTGGACGCACAGAACCTACACCCAAGTACGGAGTGGGCATCCAAAACACAACATCATAGGATACCGTTAGCCAACCTGCCTCGTCAGTATTGGCTCCACCCCACGTCTCAATATAGAAATGTCCTCCATCGAACAAATTCATGTCGTATGGTGTTGCAGCACCACGACAACGCTTAACCTGCAACCCGCCCATCAATAAATCAGGACGCGCCTTAAGAGTAAGATCGTTGCCTATGTAACTTACAGCACCAGTTTCGACATTCATAAACTCCGATATCGTACGGGGCGGATGGTCCTCCGTGTCATAGTACACACACATCGCCACAGAACCAGTAGCGGTCTTAGGCGTAGTGGAGGTGAACTTGAACTCCAAATTCTCAAATCTCCAGAAACCATATTTAGCCGCAATTGAATGCAACCATGGAAACAGGGGATGATTGGCCGGATTTATGTGATACTCGGCCCGTCGTTCCGTAGGTAATGGTCCGGTGTTGTTCGACACCGTAGCAATCATCTCATGTGGCATATGTACTCGCCGCACACTCTCACCCGCCATCTGGGATCTATAAGCGGGCATGTTTGAGAGACTGGCTAATGCAGTATTCTTCCCTCCACTAGGAGGCAACTGCAAACCCAGCTGCGCAGCAATTTCCACATGTTTCTTGTTAGGCGTGCGTTCCTTCACTTTCGATAGGAAACGTTCACGCTTCACATCCATATGCTCCAACACCTTTTGTACGACCTTAGGCCCATGTTCCCGGGCCAAACGAACCGCTTCATCAATGAGTCCATTAGCCTTCACATTCTCCTTCACCTTCCGTAATTCCTCCACAGCACCAGCTGCGTCAATCATCTGTTGAGCGACATTTGCCGTCGGTCCAGCCGCAATAGCGGCCATGTTCGCCACAGTTTGTTCAACATCGGCGAGCAAATGACGCTCCGTGGGGCTCGAAAGACTCCCCCGCTGCTTTACACCCTGGGGAGTCTCCGAAAGTGTCACCCATCCTGACATCTTATCCAAACAACAATCAAACAAAAAGATAAAACCAAAAATCAAATATATAAAACGAAAAGAGACGTACACAGTCAATTTCAAATAACCACCAATTTCTCGATGGTTTGGGGGGTGTGACCGGACCCCCCAACACGCGACCACAATCCCTTCACACGGACTGGCCCTCAGAGCGTAGCTGGTACCGCCTAGTTGCCAACGACATACTCCAAGGGAGAAACTCCAGAACGCTTATCTGCTACCACCATGGCCGAATATCTCCTCTCAATCTCCTTCTGATGACATGGTGTTATACCAAAAGCCATGTAGAATGAGACTCTTGCCTCAGTAGAAACAGTTTCCGAAAATTGTGGTAAACCCCGCAAAGCAATCCTCCAGGAATAATCAGTAAACATAGTCCGCCGGTTCTCGGCGACATTTTTCGGTCTAAGAAAGCGTTTATAAACCATTGGTAAAATCGGAAGACCGCGAAAGATACGTTCGAAATTCTCACCCACACACTGACACCAATCCAACATGGCATCACCGTGTAAATCCCATAGACAGTGACCAAACCTTGACCACTCACTAAGAGCCGTCACCATTCGCCAATGAACTCCATCAAAGACGGGTTGCTGTCTACAAAATTCCAAACGCTCAAAAATGCTACCTTCCTTATCTACCGTTATGGGTATACAACACTTATCAAAAACCTCGTGAATTTCATCAATTGTACTCTTCCTGTCACTACGTTCACAAATGATAACACAATCATCACCATTATTATGAACACAACGACCATTGTTGGCCAACATCAGAAGTGGGGCACACATAACCAGTTTTGTACCTGAACCAGTATTGGCATCGCCAGAACAGCGACAACCTTGAGTCTTAAATGTGATCCTATCTCCATTCCGCATCCTACAAATGTGTCTTCTCTTAAATTGACATTTAAGTAACCGTGCCAATTTACGGCGGGAACGCGACGAAAAACACTCCAAGTAAGTACAAAATTCCATATACAATTGTCTCACTCCTGTATTCTTATCACGCTTCACACCATCAATGCAGATAAACACCGGATCAACAAATTTCATCCATGAATGTCGTAGAACCTCAGCGGTTTCCACGGCATTTAACCCATGGGTGAGCATCCTCTCTGTTCCCCTCTCCCTACCCAACTCATTGAGTACACGATAAATCTCCTTCTCCGCAGGACGAATATAAGTACCCAATAGTACATTATACTCTGGAGAACCTGGACTTATCCAGTGAACTAATTTCCCTTCAGCCACGAATTCATTCTTCGCGAAATCACGCGTGCATTCAAAAAGAAAAGTCTTTCCCAAACGTAAATTGTGAACAGCATTTTCCGCACGCCTACGCTTTGACCCGGAATACAACTGGGGCATTTGCTCGAGCGGTATTCGACGCACCTTACGAAGGCGCGCCCAGATATTCTCAAATATCTCCATGGTATTTAACGCATATCCCAAATCCCCGTCAAAAATACGAGAATGGGCAGGCAACCGACCATCTTTACAAAGAATGAAACGATTGACCGCTACGACGACAGCCGCCTCGGTGTCGACGTGGGATAACGTACGGTTTGTGCTGCTCACTAAATTACCAATGAGACCGGCCCTTTTCGGTGGCCGGTTTGGACGCCCAGACAGTGTCACACCAAAACCGCAAGAAGCAGGAACCTGCCCAAGAAGGGCAGCCCTCACGGGTTTGGCAAAAACACTCTCTAGGCGAACAGAAAATCCGGGTCCGCCTTTTCATCTCTACCAAATAACAATTCGTCAAAGGTAGGGAGTCTAGACAGACCCAGTGCTAGAACGGTGACGCGCAGACGATCAGAGTTGGTCAATGACTCGCACCCTTCACCTTTCAACCTGTGGAACAACATTCGTCGTTTCGATCGCTCAGTGGACTCCCCTGAATCAGCACCAAACTCACGGCGTAATTCCAGAGCAATACGTACCGTCAGTGGCACCCGTAATTCACGGGGTAAGGCAATCAACAACTCCAATGGTTTCTTTCCTCCACCAAGTTTCAACGCATCATCATTCATGAGGACCCGGCGCGCATTAATCACTTCTGACACTTCATGAAACAAAACGAATTCGTTTTGATCCACTTCTTCCGCACGTGGAATCGATCCAAAGAGTTTATACTTAAGCCAAGCACCCCAAGACATCCGTCCTAGCATAGTTTGTTCTACAAACGGTAAACCGTGAGTATTAATAGCTTCCTCCAAACCAAAATACAAGAGTCGCATTCGGCGCATGGCGGCACTAGAAACAGGCCGACCACGACACTTGTAAGCTATAAGAGCACTAGCAACTGCGGCAGTGCCACACAGCGCTGGAATCAAGGAAGCTTCAGGCATTTCAACAAAGAAAGCCCACCCAAACGCACTTTCGTGCGCAACCAAG